CATTCAGTGATGATTTGGTCTTGTCTACCATCAACGCCGTTGTCTTGTACATTAGTTTCAATGAAAGTGTCTCGACTAACACCATTACCCACAAGTGGTCTATAAGCTACATTCTTCATATCAACTGCAACACAGTAATTCTCCCAAGGGCCTCTTAATAGTGGCTCTTGAACAAAATGTAAATTACCAAAAATAGTATTTACCATTGTTACTGTATGCCCGAAAGCACCAGGGATAGTTTCTACGTCAAGTCTATACTGAGAAGAACCTACAGAATTATTTAAAAAACTACCATTACCTAATTTATTTAAGTAAGTAATAACTTTTCTTGAAGCTAGTACTAGTTTGTTACCACTATTACCAGATTCAGGAGCAAAGAAATCCTCCATTGCATCTAAGAAAGCATCATAACCAGATGAAGCATAAGACATATTATAGACCTTTCCGTAAGTTTCAGTATAAGGTAAAATACCCCATGTTGTTCTTACAGGAGCTGTTGAGCCTTGTTCTTGTCCAGCAGTAGTACCACCAGCACTAAACAACATAGCTTGTTCAATATCCATTTTATGTTCCATTAACTTATCTTGCCAGATTCTTTGAAACTCATTAGCAATACCTCTATATTCAGTAGCTAAAGCTGTTCCAGAAAAGATATTCATACCAGTTTTGAAGATTTGACAATATCCTTCTCTGTCATATAATTTGTCTTCCCAACCAACAGGAGTATCAGTTCCTTCAGCCCATGCACTTCCTATAATTTGACCTTTATTACCAACAGCCCATGCTTCAGCAACAAGCACTGCATCAACTAATGGTATTAAAGATTCACCAGTAATCTCTGTGTATTCAGAACCATCACCTGCACCACCAGCATCTAAATCGTGATGCACGAATGCACCATTGCCAGCTGCTGCGTCAGAACCAGTTGTTACTGTTGCAGTTTCTAACACTTTGAAACGTCTTACAGTTCCATCATCATTAGCTACAGCAATAACACAACCAGGAACTATAGCTCTTACAGCTTTTGGTACTGATGATAATTTGCCATACTCGTCAACATATTGACAAATATGTAAGTCAGTACCTGCAGCCATTACTTCATTAATAGATTCTGCTGTTGGGTCAAATGCTTCATACACTTGGAAATTACGTCTTTGCCACTGATGTCTTTGCTCAAGAAACTTGAACACAGGGTCATTAGTAGCTTTTTTTGCCACCTTCGATAAATATACGAAGAATGGACTTTGTATTGGAGCAAGCTCAGCTACACGTTCGCCGAAATTAAACTTTCTTCTAGTATCGTTAATAGAGATACCTTGAACGTCAGCACCAGCTTGTCCAGAGTAAAATGTTCCCATTTTATTCCATCCTTAATTTTGCCCTTCTTCAGCTGCCTAATTAGGCCTTCGGGTAGGGCAGTTAAAAATTATTTCCAGGGATTTTTACTATTAAAATTCCCTACCATACTATCCATCATCTTGTCTTCTATAGTTCTTCCATCATTGTTAGATTGTCCAGAAGGCATTACTCCCATAGGAGAAGGTACTTGCTGAGCATTCTGAGTTTGCTGGAAAGACGGACTTGGAACAGGAGGAGTAGCTTGTTGCTGTGCTCCGCTATTACCAAGTCTATATAATTGAACGAGATTATCGATATTTATAGATGAAGGGTCAGACATTTTAGATATAAAATCATTTGCTTCTTGTTGACTCATTCCATGATGCCCAGTTACATAGTTAGATACTTCAGCTTGTTGTTGCCTTTGCATCTGTGTAGCTTGAGCTCTTTTTATATCATTTTGCCTTACTTGTTCCATTTTGTTAAATTTGTCTTCAAGTACAGCAGTATGATATTGAGTTTTTAAAGAATTATATTCATTTATATTATCACGCCATTGTTCTACTTCATCTAAATACCTAGCGCTTTCGCTATTTGGTTCGGCATGAGCCTCATCTCTATTGAAATTCCTAGGTTGTTGAGGTTTTTCAGGAGGCGGAGGAAAAGCTTCTGCAACTTGATTTGGTTCAACAGGAGCTTGAGCTTGAACTGGAGCAACTTGTGTTTGTGCTGCTGCCCGTTTCAAGGATTCATTCTCATTTCTTAACTTATCAGCTTGAGATTGCCAATATTGAAACCTTTTTTCATCATTACTGAGTTGATTTTCTCCACTTACTCTGGGTTGTCCTTGTACAGGAGCCTTTTCAGATTCTCCAGATGTATTATCCTCGGGTAGTGTGAAAGCATTTTCGACAGTTGAAGAGCCTTCAGTATTATCAAATACAGCCTCTTCCAATGAAGAGTACTCTTGTTGATTTGTATTTTCCTGAGGGGTATCTATTTGTATATTATCTTGTGTCATTATTTCTTTCTCCTTTTAGCTGCCTCTTTTCCACTAGAAGAGGGTGAGCCTTGTTTACTTATTGCCTCAGCAATCTGAGACTTCACAGTGGATAAGCTGTCATCAAGACGTTTTTCATAAATAGTTCCTGCGGCTTTAGATTTATTACTAATTCCATCAAGGTCTGATTTGAATTTCTCGACTTCTGCTTTTTTTCTTAAATTTACAGCTTCTCTATCTCTTGTTTGTAAATCACCTTTTAGCTGTTTAATTTGTTCACCAGCTTGCTGCAATTGTTGTTCCAATTGGGCAATGGTGTCAGTTCTCTCTAAAACTCCTTCCATATCAAATATTTCTGTTTTCTTGAGAACTTCTATTTTATCTACTAGTCCTTTTTGATACGCATCCATATAAAACTCAAGTTCTGCATATCTGTTAGATGGTAGAGTAGAGCCAGATACAACTATAATATCGTACTTTCCAATAGTTATATCATTAATTACCTCTATCTCACCTGTTTTATCATCAACTAACTTCTTATTAATAACATATTCATTTATAGAATTGTTAGGTTGTATAACTCTAAATAATTTTTCAGTCTTATATAATTGTTGCATCAGAGGTATAGCTATTTGTCCTACTCTAACTAATGCTGCCTCTATATCTGCAAGTTTAGACTTCATTTTCCTTTGACCAAACTCATCGAGGGCTATTGTACCCTTATATGTTTGAGGAGCATTCTGAGAATTACCCATCGACATCTCATATAAACCTAAAGCATGGTCAATATCGTTTTTAGCTGTCTGTTCATTTTGAAACAACTCATTAGATAAAGGAGTTGGTTGAACAGGTACTGGAGGACCATCTGTTGGGTCGTAAGGTATTGCTACTCCAGGTTGTGACCATTTTTCTTCAAAATCTTTCATATCAACACTACCCTCGGGGACAAGTATTTTTGTATTAGTACTTGTAGTAGCATGAGCTATTATCAAGGAGCGTGTTTTATTTATATATTCTTGATTACCCTTTATCAATCTAACATCAGACATTGGATAAGGTGTCCTTGTATGTATATTCATAATTGGAACAATAGGGTATTTGTCTATTGGTAGTATTCTTGAATATAACTTTTTATCACCCATTATCACACAATGATTAATTTTTTTAGCGGTTATTCTAACTATTTCTATAGACTTATCTTTTATTAAATCACCATAAGTCATTTCTATAAAATTTATATCAGGTACTTCCTGAGGACTAGCTTCATCACTATAACCTAATTGCTTCATTCCTTCTTTAGCTTGCATTATTTGTTTTTCTCTATACATCTGAAGCTGTTCATACATCTTCATAGCTGTATTAGGGTCTACAACTATCTGTCCTTGTATTTTCCAAGCTGGTTTATTTATATATTGTTCATACTCATTTTCTTCCAATAACTCTTCTTTTCCAGAAAACTTTTCAAAAGTTCTATATTGAGTTACCATTACTTTGCTATATCTTTCGTAACCCCTTATATAATCTTTGTTATTTAATCTACCAACATCTTCAGGAAAATGCACTTCACCGTCATCTGCTCTTCCAGTTGCAGGGGCATTCCAATCATCTCCCCAACTACTAGCTCCAGCATTTTCTATTGCATTTTCATACATTGGCCAAAGTTCCTTAGCTTGTTCTTTTGTAAACAATTTTGATATAATTATATTTTCAGCATCATCAAAAAAGCGACTTCTAGAATTAGGGTCAACATATACATCTAATGGGTCTACATCATGAAAACAAACTTCACCTTTACCCATGTCCATCATAGGGTCTTGATATACATTAATAAAACCCATTCCCATAACATAATAATCATCTACAACTTGTCTTATTACTGACCTTCCATCGGAAATATCGTACATATATGATAACAAATTACTCATTACCTGAGCAACCTTATTATCTGAATCCTCTCTTGGAGCAGCTCTAAAAGATGGTCTATTCGCTGTAAGCATAGCTTTTGCTGATTCTACAGCAGGATGTATCCTATTTATAACAATAGGAGCTTGACCTCTAGAAGTTAAGGTATTTATTTGCTCTTGGGTCCATTGTTTGCCAAGTCTAAATTCTTTGTCTTCTTTTGCATCTTGAGCCCAAATATCCCTTTTTGAAGTATACTCTCTGAATAATTCATGAGTTTCATCAACGATATTAGATTCCGTGCCCTCTTCTTTGTTTTTTTCATTATATGCCATCTGTGTAATTTACGAATTATAAAGTCATCCAATCAAGCTTTTTCTTTGGGTTCCTCCATTCGTCCTCCGATAAGAGTTCAAATTTTCTTCTTCTACAAGGTTTTGCTCCATCTAATGCTGTCCATATAGCATCCATAATATCATCATGCTTTCCTTTTGGATAAGATAAGAATTCTGCTTGTGCATGAGTGTCTTCTGGTCTAAAATAAAAAGTCCCTTTTGCAAACAAAGGAACAAGTGATAAAAGTCTTTCTGATTTAGAGTTTCTAGGTTTTACTCCAGACTCTAATCCAGGGATATACAGACTCTCCTCTCTCATTAATTCTCTTACTGCTGTTCTTAATGCTTCTTGATAACCAACTGTTTCAACCTTAATTCTTCTTGGTCTATATTTTTTATAATGTTTTATTATTAACCCTGGTTGTTCTGCAGGAGAAATTCTTTTTCTATATATATCTATAACATATTTGTTATTCTTATTATCAATCGCAATAGTGGCAATAACAAAGTAGTCAGCCCTAGCAGACAGAGAACTTGCAGGGTCCACGCCAGTATATAGTTCAACAGGTTTGATTTCCTCATTATCTAATCCTTCGTTTTTAACTAAACAATTTTCACCTTGCATTCTTTTATAGCTCCAATGATGTAATTTTATCCAATCAGGTTGAAAGGGAGCATCTTCAGGAGATTGGGCTATATTCATATATTCTTGGAAAAATCCATTTATATTACCAACAGACTTAAATTCTTCTTTTATAGCCAATATCCTCTCTTTTGGAAATCTTTCTGGCCATATACTCTTTTCATCATCATCCCATATAGAAAACCATAGAATATTCCAAGCACTAGATTCCTTAGCCCAGCATAAAAAGCAATCTTCTGATATAACCGTACCAATCATAGCTATTTTCCCTTCATCTGACAATGATGGTATTACAGCTTCAGTAATCCATTTTCTATTTTTAGCTCTTGCTTCTGGAGTATAGGCATTTAACTCTGATTCAAAGTCATCTACTATAATTAAGTTAGGTCTTGTATCTCCTTCAATGAAACCCCTAACTCTTTGACCTGTACCAACAGCAATTATCCTAGTTCCATTTGCCAATACCACATCTGTATGCGTCCATCTTCTTGCTGTATTTGGTCCTAAATCTCCAAATACCTCTTTAAATTTATCTGAATGCGTTAAATGATACTTGATTCTAGATAAAAAGTTTATAGACTGAGCCTGTGATTCAGAGATAATAACAATAAACAAATCTTCATCACTTCTCTTGAATGCTGTTTTCCATAAAGGATATATCAAAGTAGTAACTGTAGACTTAGCTGTACCCCTAGGAGCTGCTATTAATACTCTTCTCTTAGAATCATCTGATAGATTAGAGTATACTTCCTTATGAAATGGAGGTGTACTCTTACGAAGAGCAGTAGGAAAGCAATGTTTTCCAAATAAAGCCATATTATTACGAAGTTTCTTTAAAGCTTGTAGTTGCGAATATCTTTCTTCGTAGTCCACTATTCTTCTTTAGTAGTAGTTTTCGTAGCTATAAGCTTTTCTTCTTCCTCTCTTAACTCATCTATGAGTTTAACATTACTTGTTGCTTCTATCTGTTCTACTGTTTTAATCATATGCTTCTCTTTCATGCCATGCATGTCCTGAAGATTGTCAACAGCTCTCATTAAGTTTGTAACATCTCCCTTAGCTTTAGCTGTTTGAATAGTGTTTTCAAGTAAATCAAGAGTATACTCTTCAGTCATACCATGTTCTTTAAGTAATGCTTGTAATTCTTCTCTTACCATACCTTTAAACTTCTCCTTCTTCATTCTTCTCTTCCACATAACCTTTTGGTTATTAGATGGATTGTTTAGAACGTGTTCTATTGTTTTATCATAATCCATGGTTTGTGCATACACCATGGCTAAATTCTTCATTTTTTGTCCATTGCATACAACTTCCCATTGGCTTTTTCCACTAAGGGTATTATTAGCCATCCTACCACTTGCTTTAAGCTGCACAGAAGTATAATTAGGGTTATAGAAAGTATAGCCAAAAGGAAAGCGGATATAGATACTAGAAGGTCCGTAAATAGATTTAGATATGACCTTAGCCACATAATCATCATCTGATAGTCCATAGTCTCCTTCATCTGATTCTCTCCAATATTTATAGTCTATCCCTTCTTTATCTGCATCCTTCTTCGTATATATTTCATATATAGTAGGATGTTTATCCCCTTTATGGTGTATATCTATAGTATACATTTATTCCCAAGGTAATTTCTTTTTAATTATTTTCTCTATAGGGAAAGCTTTTTCTAATAAATTTTTAGATTTAGGGTCGCCAAAACCCGAATGCCAAGCTTGTTCTCTAAATAGAAATGTCATATCGTCATTATTTGGTTTGAAATTTTTTCCCTTCTTTACAACATTTTTTGCTTTCTTTTTAAGAATATCTTCAGCCCTTACAAATGGTGGATTTTTCCCCCAACCACGTAATCCATCATGTCCTTTATCCTTAATACGATAGTATCTTCTAGCTATAGAACTTGCCATCATTTTTTGTCTATCTATCTCCCAAGGCAATATATGGTATTTTCCACCTGTAGACTTATAAAATTTACTTACATTTTTAAGTAATTTCAAAAATAATCTCGCCATAAATGGTGACATTAAAATCCTCCTTATGATATATATCTATTGTATACAATTATGCTAACCAGTCTTTATTCCAAAAATCTGCATTAAAACCTGGCTTAGAAGTATTATCTGATGGAGAAGTAAAAGCATTTTCTGTTTGAGCGTAATCGTTCATTGTTGATTCAACTGCTCCAGTATTATTGCTATTGCTATAATCTTTTAAATCTCTATTAAATGAACCTAATCGTTCATTATATACATCAGAACCTTCTTGCCCCCCTCTCCAATGTTCTTTAGCCCACCAATTACCTAAATCTGATGTAGCTTCTTTTGTTAGTGATGCAGTCTCATCATATCTTTTATCGGCTAAAAACATCATTCTTTGTTGTTCTTCACTTAATTGAGAAGCATCAAAGCCTATAGAGGGGTCTTGCATTCCTTCTTGAGTTAACCAATCTGGAGAATCCATTTCTTGGCTTTTATACCAATTAGCTAATCTATTTCTAGCAGTCATACCTCCAGCTTGGGCATAATTACCTGCCTTATCTTTAAATGTTTTTTCATATTGAAATAAACCTTGGCCAGGACCACCTCCTGTTTGAGATACATTTTGACCCTTAGACTCATGATATGATACCTTTCCCATTATATCTTCAAGTCCTGCTTGGTCTTGTTTCCAATGTTGCCCAAATTGGCCTATCATTTTTTCGTAATCAGTCATATTAGAGTAGTTTATATTGAAAAGCTGGATTAAAGTTATTAGCCATACTCATTAAACCCTTACCACCATCCTTCAATGATTGTTGTTCATCTGTTAAAGTGCCTCCAGAGTACTCTGTACCCTTTTTAGACCCTGTTTTATCTGTAATAGGAGTTTCAACATTATCATCATAAACTCTACCCTCATTAGAACCTTGTACAGGCTTAATATAGCTATCCTGTTGATTTCTAAATGCTTTTGAATCAGTCCTTATAGGTATTTGAGTAAAGTTTGAAATACTCTCTTGAAGTAAATTTGGGTCGTGAAGACCTGTGTCTACCTCATAAGGAGTCCAATTATAAGGACCATAATCAACTTGTTGTTGATTTAACCAGGGGTTTAATTCAGGGTCATCTGAATATAAAAAATCATCAATATTTCCTACAGTGGGTATGGCTACAGCAGCTGACTTATTATTTTTATAATTAACTGCACCTCCCCCTAAAGAATTATAGAGGAAATCAGAACCTGCATTACTGTAATCTTGATTAAAATAGTTTACATTATCATCAGTAGGCATTACTTACCTCCAAAAATACTTTTTAAATAATCAGAAATCATGTCCTTACCAGACGCCACATAATCACCGCCTTTGTTATACAGCT